ATGGGGTGCAGATTGGGAAGATAATAAATGGACCTTTTCTCAGTCCTCGGGTGTCCTCAGCCTCCATGGACAACTCCCTTTCTTTGGAAAGTGCTCCAAGGTTGCTATGTGCGGTATGATGTCTCCGCGTCATACACCATACTCTAGTATAGAAGCGGGTGTTGAGGTATCCAGACACTTAAGTCATAGATGTTTTGGTACTCGTCAACCTCTAAAGCCTCTACTTCTTTCGCAACTAATTCTATTCATAGTAGTATTACTTATAGTTTTAGTTCTTTTGTACCGTAACAGAAAACAATGAAGTGTGTTGTTAAAGTTCATACACCGATGTACGAATTCAACAATAAAAAGTATATCCGTTTTATAATTCCTTCGAAAGTTTCAGAAATTATAGAACGAATGCACGATAAACGGTGGAACCTTCTCGCGAATCCAAACATAGATGACCCCCTCGACGGTAAGATTTTAACTGTCAAAGTACCGTTTAGATACCGAAGAGTCATGTGTAAGGTTGAAGGACGACCTATTCAATCCCTAAAAAGAGATGACGAAACAGAGGTTGAACTTGATTTTAAGGGTATATGGAACGTGGGTAATCACTCGGGTTTTTCGTGGGTGTTAACTTCCTCATCCTCTGGGATGGAATCTAATTCGTCAATTGTCTGAGTAGGGTCATTCGGAAGTTCGATAGTCTTTACACCGCCCTTCTTGAGATTAACAAACGTCTGCAAAACACCTTGTAAACGATAGAGTTCTTGAGTCAGGGCTTCTATGTTCGCATTGACTTGTTTAATATTTTCGTCGATATCCAAAGTAGGCATTTTACTCATTTAAAGTTTGTCACCTTTAACTAAGTAAATTGATGACGGTTCTAACAAGAACGGGATACTTGATAAATGCGGGACCAATACAGGAAATTAAAAAAGAACTTACCGTAAGACCCATAGTAAATGGTGATTTCGGATTTCCTCCACCGCCTTTTAAGGTTTTTAAATCAACTAAGACAGGAGTGTGCGTTCCAAGATTCTACGGAACTTCTAAACTTGGAGAACCATCCGAAGACCGCCGCCCAGAACCTACCAAGACCAGAAATTCGTTTGTCGGACAGCTCCGAGATGCCACCCACCAAAACGAAGCCTTTGATGCTGCTATCAAGGCGGGTCATGGAGTTCTTTCGTTGCCATGCGGGTATGGCAAGACCACCGTATCCTTGGCGATAGCTTCTAAATTGGGGTATAGAACAATGATAATCGTACACAAGCAATTTTTAGCCGACCAATGGAGAGAGCGCATTCAACAATTTTGCCCGGGAGCAACTATAGGTATTGTTCAACAAGATAAGAAAGAAGTGAATTGTGATTTTGTCATCGCCATGCTTCAGTCATTGTCTCTCAAAGAATATTCATTTTCGGATTTTGAAAGTATAGGAACAGTCATTGTAGATGAAGCACATCATATATGTGCTAAGGTTTTCAGTCAGTCTCTATTTAAACTTTGTCCTCGACACATATATGGACTCTCGGCCACACCAGAACGAAAGGATGGACTCACAAAGGTACTTCATTGGTTCATGGGTCCAACCTTTTTCGCTGTAGAACGAAAAAATCAGGAACAGGTGGAAGTATTCCCAATCACATACGAATCCCCCAATTATAAAAATCCACCGCCTTCCATGAGAAATGGGAAGATTTCAATGCCAAATATGATTACTGATGTAGTTGAAGACCGTCAACGTAATAAGATGCTTGTAGAACTCGTCAAAAAAGCTTCAGCTGGGTCGAGACAGCTTCTCGTTCTCAGTGACCGTAGACACCACTGTGAGTTTCTTCATCAGTGTTTCCCCAAAACGTCGGGACTGTATATGGGTGGAATGAAAGAAGCCGAACTTCAAGCATCATCTAAAAAGAAAATCATATTTGCGACGTTTAGCCAAGCTCATGAAGGTCTTGACATACCCACACTCGATACAGTTATTCTAGCATCACCTAAATCTGATATTACGCAGAGTATTGGTCGTATTATGAGAGAAACAAAAGGAAAGAAGAATAATCCACATATCTATGATTTACACGACCCTTGGTCTATATTTACCGCCATGTATTACAAACGCCTGAAGGTGTACAGACAAGGTGGATTTAAGATACATGGTAAACACGTTGAGGAGAATAAAAGTGAGTTCCCTCAGGGAAAGTGTCTGTTTTTATAATCTAAACATCTATTAAATGTCTGGTGCATTAATACAGTTGGTGTCTAAAGGGATCCAAGATGTGTATCTCTCGAGTGACGAGGGACACTCTTTCTTTCGTATGAAATTTACGAGACATACAAATTTTTCCCAAGCCCCCAAGTTCATCAAGACTATCGACACAAACGATACGTCTATCACTATCCCTGTATTGGGTGATATTGTAAATGGTCTTTGGTTTGAGTCTACGGAAACAAGTAACGCTAATATAGCGTCCAATTTGTTTCACAATTCGACTCTGGACCTCTACATAGGTGGTCAAAAGGTGGACTCACAACATTACGATTATTTCGCGGAGATATGGCCTAACTATCTCGCTGATACGTACAACAAGTCTCAGGAACTTAATAACAAGGCGTCGACTTCTAACCAGACGTTCTTACCACTTCACTTTTTCTTTTGTGACCACAAGGCTTTCTTACCACTCATAGCCATGCAACATCATCAAGTGGAAATCAAAATCACATTTGACCAAACGGCTATTTCTAATTCTCAAGAAAATGAAAGGAAGGCCAATTTCTATGGCAATTACGTGTATCTAGATAAAGAGGAACGAGAATCTCTATTGAATCGAACACTGGATTTCGTCGTGACGCAGACACAACGTATGGAGTTTCCTCTAGAAAGTGTAACCGACAATACTACACAAGCCGGTGGTTACAACAAACTGGATATTTCCACATTTAATCATCCAGTTAAGTCTCTCTTTTTTGGGTATGGAACTTCGAGTGCCAATTTTGCCGGTGACCGCTTCTCGTTCAGAAATGCCGATATTTTCGTGAATGGTACTTCTTTCATAGAAAATATGACTCCAACATATTTCCATACAGTACAAAATTATTACAAATCAAATTTCGGACAGACAGAATTTGACGTAGATAGTCACTCGGGTGTATACACTCGATACTTTGTGTACCACTTCTGTCTAAATGCATCTGATTATAATCCATCTGGTTCTTGTAACTTTAGTCGGTTAGATGATGCAAAAATTATACTCAGGGGTGTAGAGAAGGGGGAGTTACGCCCAACTGATCAGAGTGTGTTTGTATATGTCGTAAATTACAACGTGTTACGACTCAAGGACGGATTAGCCGGAATTTTATTCGGCAACTAATGTATAAATGGGTAAGCTTGTGAGAGCTGGTCAAATTTTTGTAACCAGCCTAGATGCAACACCCAGAGAGACCGATGTCTTGACGGGTCTTGCGAGTATTGACGCTGGTGAAATTACAGCGGACGAAATTCAAGTGGCGAATTTGAAGATTACTGGTGAGTTGACATCTACCTCCGATACAACTCAATTTGCGGGTACTACAAATGTAAATCGTCTTACGGCTACGCAGGTGGGTATAGGTACGGATAACCCCATCAACGATCTTCAAATTGGTACAAATGATTTAATAGTAAACAGAACTGTTCAAAATCTTGTAACCGTACGTGGTAATGTAGCCAGTACAAATTTGTTTGCTACGAACTCATTCAAAACAACGAATGATAAGTTCTCGGTTGAAGCTGGTAATTCTAATGTATTGACAATTACCGGAAATGCAGTATCTACAAATGTCACAGTGAATAAACATCTTCACGTTGGAACCGATATCGCAGAGGGTACAGGTGCTAATGTCGCTGTTTTCGAAAATGGTAATGTTGTTGTTCGTGACGGTTTTTTACGGGTATTTGGAAATGTTGATATCAGTGGTAATTTAGCTATTACCGAAATTCCATCATACACGAGTGTTGACAACTTAGTCGTTTCAAATGCCGTCATACAAATGGGTAAGGGTAACAATGGAACATATGATATGGCTGTACTCATGAGGGATGGTGCTACAGATACTGGTAATGTATTTTTGGGTTATACTCACGCGGACGATAGATTCAAACTTTCTAGAACATATGGTACCCCCGAAGATGCAAACTTTACCATGGATAGTGCAAACACCGTGAATCTTCACGTGCTTGGTGACATTTACACACAAAACAATGTGGGTATAGCAAACACCTCGCCAGCGTTTTCTCTTTCTGTGGGTTCTAATGTATACATAAACGATGTAGCGCCATCTTCGGCCAATGTTTTGCACGCGAATGGTTTTGGTTTCTTTGAAGGTTTACGAATTGGTGATGATGGTTTAACTGTAGGTAGCCTTATCACACTTGATGCGGATGCGACTATACCCATGGTCGTTTCGTCCAAGATTCAATCTCATGGTCTTCAAACGACGGGTACTAACCCATCAGGTATTGCGAATACTAATTCGACCGATACCCTTTCGATAGGTAACAAGGTTATTATAAACACAGAGGCTGCTAATATTATTACCGTGATAGGTAATACAGCTACTGGTCGTCTCATTACAGAGTCTATTCGTGTACAGGATTTCATCGAAGTAGAGGGTGAATCTGGTATTTCTTCGGCCGCGAATGTTATTATTCACGGTGATTTAACGGGTGAGGATTCCACATCGAATACGGTAAGTATTCGCGCGGGTCCATTAACCGCAAATATTAGTGCTCTCGAGATTAATGGCGCGAAAGAAACACCCAGTCATCAGTCGGTCGTCATAAAGACAAAGAATACCGAACGTTTACGAGTCGTATCTGGTGGTAATATTGGTTTATCCAATAGTGAACCGAGCGAACTTTTGACTCTCGGTGGTAATCTTAAATTAAACGAAAGTAATGCGGCTATATTAGGTAGTGATACAAACTATTTGAAAGCTTTTACGGACATTAACGGTAATCAAGTAAGAATCCAAAACCGTGTAGGAAGTGGTAAGGGTCTCAATTTTTACGCGAGTACGACCGACGCTATGGGAACACCAAAATTAACCATATTAGAGTCGAGCAATGTGGGTGTAAATACGATAAACCCACAAGGTCTTTTACACACGAATGGTGGAACCGTATTTATTAATAACCAAGTCGCTAATAGAGGAACTACGAGTCATCTTGATACACCGTTGGTCGTTTCAAACACAACTGCGATTGTAGGTACTTCGGATTTTAAGAATGTTCTCCAATTGGCACGAGAAGGTGGTACAAGCGGTCAACACGGTGTGAGGAG